CCTTAACCCGGGGTTTTTCCCTATTCTAGATTTCATGCTCGACTCCATTCAGGATTCCGCTTGATTGCGGATACTTAATAGAATCGGGCTATCTCAAAGAGCTGCTTGAGAGAAGCTGGGGCCTTCGCCTACAGTCTCCGGTTCATCTATTAAATTACCGACCTTTTTAAGGTAGTCATTTATTAGATGCATCGATTGACTGTGCTTCAGATCACAATACACACGCGAAATGTTTCCTAAGTCAAGAAGAAATTAACAATCTCTTCGTAGCTTCGGAAGCATTACAAGGAATTGGAAGACCAAGTCATTGTTCAATTGAGTTAAATGCTCATTGTACTAATGAATCGTCTTTACAATTTCCTTGAAAGTATGTGCATTGAATTGAGAGTTCTTATATATCGTTTAACATACGTTTTACGATATATTCCTCTCATAGATCTGAGCAACAATCCCCGGGTGCGCTAAGATCCCTACATCAGATGTAACCTCTTTCATATGCGGTTAAAAGGATAGATCACACACTGGCAATGCCAGTGTGGGATACATTCGATTAAACCTGCAATTGGAAAGGCTGTTATTTCTGAACCTTTGTAGAATATTCTCTTGGCAAATTCAAAAGTATCATTTGATACTAATGATTTGTCTTCAGATATTTCTACTCCGAGTTTCGAAATAACATCTTGGTAGGAAGCAGCGACCTCACGAGAATTAATCATTATATCATCTCCTAATAATGCATATTTTGTAAAGGGAAGTGGGAAACCACATTCCTTTGCAGCATATTGAACTACAAGGTGGTGACATAATGAGAAAACACCTCACGAACTATAAGCACCCATTGGTTGACCAAACTGAATATTTAACATATTCATTAGATCAACTTGTGGTGAATGTATGGTCAGTGAGTACTCGTGCTCAGGCATCTGCCATTTCTTTCGAACTCAATCTTTCAACTACAGCTTTTTGAATCCCTAAAGGGAAACGATCAGTTGCTGCTGAGAGATCGAACGAATAGAATGGACCTGTTCTAAAGCTATGTAAAAGCTTTCCTTGATTAAAGGTACAATCAGCTTTAAACTTTTCTAATTGAACAAAAGTTCATTTATGAATTGGATAAAGTACTGTTTGTGATCAATAATCAAATATTGCAATTATTCTAGCTTTAGCTTCTGGAGACGGTATTATGGTTAGTTTTCTAATACAAGGAGTTGTTACCTTGTGTTTGTAACCTAAACAATATATGCGCCTTCTTAAGAAATTCAGCTCCAATAATGTGCATCTCTATTCAATCCTTAAACTTTGGACCTCCTTAATATACATAGATCTTTTACAAGATCTAATGATAAATTATGGAGTTCTCAAGGTGAAGAAGATAGAGCATGTCCACATTGGACCTGGATTTAACAGTTTGGTGAGCAGTTTCTCAGTTCGGTTTTAAAGAATCTAATTTGAATACTGATAAATTATCGTCTAAGAATCCTTCTCATTTCTTTTGAAATGATGGATCTTCTTTTGACGGTTTTGTTATCGTACTTAAATCTGGTTTCTTTAAACCCGGTAAGATGTATGATATCTGTAATACAGTTAAAATACTTCTTATAACTGAGTCATCTCTAGTTCTAATAAATGGGATTAACCCTCCTAAAATGGAAGGTAATCCTATCTTTAGTTCTAGATATGGCCTGGTTGGGGAAAATAGGGGCTCCAGCAATGTGTCTATAAATCATAACACGCATTAATTTAATGAATGCTATGGTTTCTAGATTACCTCTTGCTTTAGCTCGCTTAGTTAATAAAGTGAATAATCTTTCAAGTTCACCAATGATAGTGACTTTTGATGGATGACTTCAAGTTATATAGCCTAAGGATTACTTTTACCGGTAATCACGGCTTTATATTTTTGATTTTGTTCATTGAAATTTATTTCTTTGGTGGAACATTTAGAAGAGCATTACTACTAATTCTGGAACTTCAAAGTTTCGGAGTTGGGGGATTAGCCCTTCCAAATACTTCGACAGATATTAATAATATTAACTTGCTCTTCACAGATTGCTTGTGCACGATCTCTCGTGGGGCGTTGAGTCCTCTGAGGTACATCTCGATCTTTTGGATCTTAGTAGTTATACTGTTAGTTTGTTA